CTAGCAGGACAATTTAAGTTCGGTAAAGCCTTTATCAAAATTGTAGAAATATTAAAAGTGAATATATATGACCCGGAATACATAAAAGACAAAATACATTCCAGATTAGTAACATTTACAGCACCTGGGGGGAAGGCCCGGATCATCGCAGTAGCCGACTGGTTATCACAAACCGCCTTATCGGCGATTCACAAGACCCAATATAAGTTACTACAAATGATACCGTCCGACAGAACTTATGACCATAAAGCAGGCATGAATTTATTCATAACTTCTGCTGAATGTTATCATTCAATCGACCTATCCGCAGCTACTGACCGAATGCCACGCCATCTTCAACAACGGTTAATCGAGCGTATCTTTACCAGATTGGGCCTGGATGGCCTGGCAATAGGTAAGTATTGGGCGGATATAGTAGATCGAGAGTACTCTACAAAGAATTCATCCCTTGAGAAGATATCTCCAACTCTCCGTTACGCAGTTGGACAAGGCATGGGTCTTTTTAGTAGTTGGTCATCCATGGCTCTCGTGCATCATTACATCGTTAATCAAATATGCGGCTGCCCGTTCGAAAATTATGTATTGGTAGGTGATGACCTACTCATGCGTAACTCGGAAAGCCAATTCACACAATATATAGATCTTATGGATCAAATAGGTGTTCGAGTTAACTTATCCAAAACAGTAGTTTCGACGCAACAACCTCACTCAGCTGAGTTTGCTAGGAATTTTGTTATCGATGGGCATAGAATACATCTTCTGCCCACCGGTTCCATTTTAGCTTGGCTAGATGGAAAGATAGGTGTTCTAGAGCTATTTTGTTCCTTTGCACCAGTAATGAATGAAGTTTTAATTTCATCAGTACTGGATTTTCTAAAAATTAAAGATGCTCTATTGTTAATTGATATAGCTTACTTTTTAATACGTGATAAAATCTTAACTTATCAGCAGGCTGAGGAGTTGCTAAGTCAATTTTCTGTTAAGTTAATAATCACCAAACAACATATTGATGGCATTATAAAAGTAACTGCTAACAAACCTTCATCTCCTGCGAGAGTGCAACTTTCATCACTAACGCATGCACTTGAGTCACAGTGCACAATCCGACACGAAGCTGAATTAGATCAGTTAAGTGATCTGGCATTAGACTTTTCTGTCCTCAAGTTCGCGGGAAGTGAAATAGAAGATTATAGTCAGAAGATGCATGACAGAATCAACAACGCCCAATACATTCAATACGACCATGACTTTGCAATATCTACGGTATCAAAGCGCGAGCATAAACTTATCAAGGAATTATTGATCACACTTGAGAGTAGCAGCAAGCTCATACGCGCAGGCTCGAAACGTATTAAATAACAGAATCCACTAAAATACAAGTGAACATAGGCTACGTGTCGTAGACTCGTTTAAAAGCGGTCTACGCCCGGATTGAGATATTCATTCTCAGGCCGGAAGATCATTAAATGTGATCGACGGTCCGTGTAGTTGATAGCTACCTCATATTCCAGGGAATTCGTGATCGAATAGGATTCGAGCAAGCATAGA